GGGGGGGGGGGGGGGGGTGTCGAGACAAGTTGTTTGTCCCGTAACGAAGGGGATTTGTTTGAGGAAATGTGGAACAATGGGTTGAGTGAAGGTTCTCCAATGAATTCTATAAAGATCTCTTGGGACACCGTCCCATATAGAGACGAAGAGTTTAAACGACGCACGATTGACGCTATAGGCTTAGACCAGTGGAATAAAGAGTATGAGTTTTGGGTGTAGAGCATGGCTATAAGAAACTGGTAACTTTTGTGGATCGTAGATGGTCTACTGGAGATTTGTATACACAAATAGTTTCATTTTATCTAAGTCAATTGAACCGGATTATTATTTCTGCAAAAACGACATACGCCTACACAAATTCAATCTGAGAAACTCCCCATCTGAAATAAACAAAGATTGTTCCATAAACGAGGCAGCAATGGCTTTGGGGTATTTAAAAATTTGGGATTGCGGTAAATTAAAATTCGAAAAAGTGTTGTTGCCAAGGTCATAGAATTTATATAGAACTAAATAATTGAGATGACTTGTCCCATTTGTTTATGAGTAGAAGAAGTAACCCAAGACTTAAAAAAGCTTTCTCCGAGCAGTCCTATACAGTAGAACAAGCACAAGAGTTAATGAAATGTGCCAGAGACCCGGTTTATTTCATTACAAACTATGTGTTTATCAAACACCCGGTTAGGGGACAGATCAAGTTCTCCATGTATGATTATCAACAAAATATGGTCAGACAATTTGAAAAGAATAGATACAATATTGTTCTAGCATCTAGACAGGTTGGTAAGACTGAAACATCTGCGGCATATCTACTCTGGTACGCCCTATTCAACGAAGAGAAGATGGTGTTGATTCTTTCCAATAAATCCGATGGCGCTAAAGAGATTATATCCAAGATTCAAAACGCTTATGAAGAATTGCCACATTGGCTGAAGCCGGGGATCGATGATGATTCTTGGAATAAGCATGAATGTAGGTTTGACAACAAGTCTAGAATTCTTGCTGGTGCCACTTCTGCCGATTCTGCCCGTGGTCTTGCTATCAGTCTTTTGTATCTTGACGAGTTCGCATTTGTAAAGACACACTTACAGGAAGAGTTCTGGACTTCGGTTTTACCAACTCTATCTTGTTTGTCGGGTGATACTTTAATCTTTACACAAGACGGTTTGAAAGAAATAGAAGAATTCCACAAGGAAAAAAATGTGGGAGACTATTTTGAGATAAAAGGCTTGGCCACATGGGGGATCGGTGGAAGAGAACGTGTTTCCCATGGTTATGTTAGTCCGGAATCTGAAACCCAAATCATTACAAATCTTTGGGGGATGGAGGTGGAAGCCACGCTCAAACACCCGTTTTGGGTTGCTGGGCCGGATGGTCCATTCATGAAACCCAATCAAGAATTATCAGAAAAAGACTATATTCGTGTAGATTCTGGAATGAACATGTGGGGTAATAACACATTGAAACCAGAGCATGCATATATGCTAGGTGGTTATATTGCAGAGGGTTGGACGCAGAAGAAACACACAACAGGTAAAGCATACAGTATTCTGGTCTCGAATACAGATGACGAATTCAGAGATGTATATTTAAACTCTAATTTGATAAAGGAATTTACACAACATAGTCAAGAATCTCATAAGTTGGTTTGTAGTTCTCTAGAGTTGGTAGAAACTTTTGAGAGTTGGGGCGTTGACGTATACGCGAAATGTTACGAGAAAACCACCCCAAAGACTATTTTTACTAGTTCTAAAGATACCGTAACAAACTATTTAGCAGGACTTTTCGATGGAGACGGCTCCATTACAGATCGTTCTATAAACTTAACAAGCACCAGCAAGAAGTTGCTAAAAGAAACACAATTATTACTATTGAATATGGGAATCATCAGTAGAGTATATATTAATGATGGTACTAAAAAGAGGCCAAGAAGAATCGCCAAAAACAACAGTGTTACTCAAACCTGTAGAGACTCGTATTCTCTCAATATACCGTTGTCGCAGTATGAGTTGTTTAAACAAAACATACCCATACGAATACAAAGAAAAATCGATAAACTAAATCACATCATTTCAAATAGAAAGCAAGATGACTACAAACAGTTCACAATCCCTTGTGATGTTATTACACCAACAATAAGAAAGATTTTGAAAGAATGCAATCTTACGATAGGAAGAGCGAGAACCGAGTATAACATTCGCTTGGATAAAATACTGGACGGGAAATCTGGTAGAGTCTGTACCAACCAAAAATTTAATCTATTTTCCGATATGGTGAAAAAAGAAAATAGTGTTGTTTGGGAAAAACATAAATCATTTTGGGATGGATATTTGGTGAAAACCTCATGGGTGAAAATAAAAAAAATGACTCCGTCTTATCAGAAAAAGACCTATGATTTTACTGTTCCCGGATCACATTCATTTTTACAGTCCGGGTTCATGGGGTCAAATACAGGTGGTTCATGTATCATTTCAAGCACCCCAAATGGCAACAGCAATCGATTTGCACAAATGTGGAGAGAGGCAAACAATGATGGGGAATTTGTTCCTACACATGTTCCGTGGAACGCTCCTCCGGGTCGAGATGAAGATTTCAAAAAGCAACAGATTAGCATCCTTGGAAAAAGAAAATGGCTTCAAGAGTATGAGTGTTGTCATGGAGATACATTAATTGAGCTTTCTAATTCAGATGGTACTAGGTTTGTCAAGGTGCCAATTTGCATGGCTTACGAGGCATTGGAACGGGACGTTGATATATTTGACATGAATCCCGGAATTCTTACAGGAAAGTATGTAGTTTCCCCACTAGACGGGAAAAAATATTGTAGATGTAACGGCCAATTTTTTAAACATATAAAAAGCTACGGTTATTGTTCGTATCAAGATTTTTTTGAATCATTATTTCCGGCCCACATAAAGTATTGCGGTTGTGGTAATAGGGCCAGTTTCAAGAATGCATCAATGTCGTACTATAGTGGATGTGGCGAAATATTCTGTAGGAATAGAAATATATCATCTAGGAAGAAAAAGTTCACGAAAAAAGACTGGCAGGTTGTCGCAGACCGGTATAGAAAAACAATGTCTAAAAAAGAACCAGATGAAATAAGAGAGATTATAGAGCGAAGAACGAAAAATGGACACGCGAATTGCAGCTACAAAAAATCGGTAACCAAGAGGCGAAAAACCTGTACTGAACGCCATGGTAGTTCCGTTTATAATAATCCTAGCAAAATATCTTATACCAAGAAAAATTGGACAAAAGAAAAAAAGGAAGAATTTTTGTCAAGACTCAAGGAGTCTCTCGGCGGGAGATGGTTGAATGACTATCATGACGAAAAAATGTATAAAAGACGGAGAAAAACTTTAGAAGAAAGTGGGAGTGTTGTCCCAATAGAAGCATTATCCGAGTGGGAGTTGTATCGAAATGAAGTTCGAAATCTCACAAAAAGGAATTACAGAAAATTCAAAAAGATTATTAATCCAAATAATTTGCCTAGAGGAAACGGAAGAGGCAAATATCATCTCGATCATATAATTCCCGTTTTATACGGTTTTTTGAATGATGTCCCTGTAGAAGAAATGGCCGGTGTGGATAACTTACAAATGTTGTTGGATAAAGATAACAGGAAGAAATCGTATAAGTACGAGGGGGTATACGATGGTCAAGAATGATAAGGGATGGAAGATACTCGCGAAAAACGGATTCGAATCTTTTGCCGGTATAGCCAATCAGGGTAAGAAGGAAATATTGGAAATTCGGTTTACAGACAAAACTTCGGTTAAGGTTTCGCTCGACCATGTACTGTTTAGCTTAGATTGTGAAGAAGTGTCGGCTAAAACTATAGTTTCAGGGGATAAAGTTCTTTCCACTGACCCAAAACACCCAAAAACTGTTCAGGATGTTTTCGAAATAGATGGTGCAGAAACTTTTGATATTATAGAAACTGAAAGCAATACATATTTTTCAAACGGAATATTGAGTCATAACTGCCACTTTCTTTCATCAGACGTAACGTTGATTGACAACTTTGCACTCACCCAAATAGAGAAAAAGCTCGACGATTTATACAAGTCCAATGGTGGTGAGCCTATTATTGAAATGACGGTGGCTGACGTAGATTTTTTCAAAAAGCCCAAGAAGTCTCTCGCTTATATTGTCAGTGTTGACGTAAGTACGGGGTCTGGTAAGGACTATTCTGTAATACAAATAACCGAGTTCCCTACAATGCAGCAAGTTGGTCAGTTTAGGTCTAATCAGACTTCGGAAAAGTTTTTGTATTCAAAGTTGAAGAATATACTATTGTTCTTGGAACAGAACAGTAAAGAGGTATATTTTTCCGTAGAAAACAACGGTGTGGGGTCTAGCATTTTAGCGATGTATGAATTCGATGATAGGCCGCCGACTAAGTCATATTTGATATCAGATTCCATAGGGAACAGGTTGGGTATAACAATGTCAGAGCAGGTAAAAAGGCGCACTGCATTGAAACTAAAATCCATGGTGGAGACTGAAGCCTACAAAATTCTTTGTCCTGTTTTAATTAACGAATTCAAAAATTACACAAGACAGGGCGCAACTTTCAAAGCTGAAGCAGGTGCGACGGATGACATCATTGCTTCTTTGTTGATCATGGTTCGAATTTTAGAAGAAATGGCAGATTTCAACCCATACGCATATGAGAAAGTTTATAACGCGAAGGGATATGATGATAAACAGGATGAATGGGAAGAAACTTTTGTAGAAAACCCGAATAGTCTGGATGATGCACCAATGCCTATTGTATTTTGATAAATAGAAAAGACCCCAACCGAATATTATGAAACTGAAATCCCTTTTCGAAAGAACCATGAATTCTTTAGTCACTGTCACTCGTCAAAATTTTGGAGGTGGTAGGGATGATCGGTCGCACGTGGTCCAGATAAATAATGTTAGGTATATACCGTCTGTTCAACAGGGGTGGCTTGAGGTCCGATGCGATACTACAAGTACCAACAGTGGAAACACTTACGAAACAGTTATTCGGTTTGATGGTGTTAAGTATATCGGAAAAGAAGAATTTAATTCTTCGGTAAATGATCCTTCAATGCAGGTGGTTGATTTAACTGGAACGGATGGAAATTTGTATTATGCTAGATATGACAATGCCAGATCGTTGGATGTTCAAGTAAGGTGTACTTGCGAGGATTTTAGATGGAGGTTTGCTCCATACAACCATGGCGATGGTAGTTTGCATGGAAACCCACCACCCGTGTACAGTAAGAAAACTAATAGACCTCCCGTTAATCCAACACGAAGTCCGGGCGTCTGTAAACATTTAAGAAAGCTAAAGACCGTATTAGAAAGAGAAGATTTTTTCAAATTGTTGTTGAATTAAAAGTTTTAAGACTCTAAACTGCAACAATGAAAAAAGAGGCACATGGGGTGCCTACAAGAACGATCCAAAAGATCAACAAGAAAGCAAAGCTAAGAACCTAAAGGAGAAAAAGCATGCCTAAGAAATCAATGAAAGAAATTCGAGCACTCGCCAAGAAAAAAGTGTCTGGTGAAGAACGCAATACCAAACGCTACAATCCAGACGTATACCCGTTTTGGAAGATGAACGAGGGTGAAGTAGCAACAGTAAGATTCCTCCCGGACAAGAATACAGACAATGATTTTCCTCTAGTAGAAAGATTAGACAACTGGCTTACCATAGACGGTAAGAAGAGAAGAATCACAAGCCCCAAAACATTCGACCCCAAAGCGAGATGTCCTATTGCGGAACTATCCGCAAAGTACTATGATGCGGGAGACGAAGAGAATGGCAAATATTACTACAGAAGTGCAACACATTTAGCTAGAGCATTGGTAATTTCTGACCCTCTTCCACCCGATCCAGAAACCGGCGAAACTTATAAAGGTAAGGTTGTCACCCTACAGTTGGGTTATCAGCTTTACACCAAGTTTATGGAAGACCTTGGAAACGTTTTCGATGATGATGATGCTCTACCATGGGATTTAGAAGAAGGTTTTAATTTCAATCTTAAGAAAATCACCAACAAAGGCGGACAGGCCAAGTGGGACTCTTCTTCCTACTTCGACCGCAAACCTTCCCCTATTCCGGACGAATATCTTGAGAACATAGAATTGATCGACTTGCGGGAACTCCTAGGAGAGCCCACTACTTATGATGAAGTGAACGAACTCCTAGCCCAGCACCTAAAAGGTTCTGTGGATAAAGATGGGGATGACGATCTAGACAAGAAGAGGGTTGGTACACAGAATTCCGAAAAGTCTTCTAAGAGGGCAGCAGCCCTAGCTAGGTTGAAGGGAGAAGATGTGTCTGAAGGAGAAGGGTTCGATGATGTTCCCGACTTTGATGATAGCACTGGATCTTCGGACGATGGTGACGACAGAACAGAGGCTGCTGATGACGATGACGGTGACGATCTAAGTGATCTTCAAAACTTGATTCGGAATAGAAGAAAGTCTGCTTGAGTTTCAACCATCAAATAGATTGTTAAAATCGGACCAAGCCTATATCCTAGATATAGGCTTTTCCTTTATCAAAAAACTAAGGAGATAATAATGAGTAAAAGCAAATTTATGAAATCGATGGACGCCCGTGGAAAGCTTGACGGGGTTAATGTTCATTCGGCACCACCCCGCCTTTGGCTGAGTACGGGAAATTGTGCAGTGAACAAGGTCATATCGGGAAAATTTTATAGAGGATACGCTGGAGGAAGACTAGCTATGATCACAGGTCCATCTGATTCGGGAAAGAGTTTTCTTGCAATGTCTGCTGCGGTACAGGCACAAAAAAATGGATACGGCGTGTTCATTGTGGATAGTGAAAACGCCATAGACGACAACTACATGGAAGCCGTTGGATTGGATCTAGAAGACGAGTTGTTGATGTACAACAGTGTCAATTCCTTAGAATCTGGGAAAAAGTTGATCTCTGAATTCATTCAAGAATACAGGGCTAACAAAGAAGACCTTCCTCCGTTCCTTCTTTTGATTGATAGCTTAGATGAGCTAAGAACAAAAGCCCATGTTGAAAAAGAAGAAAAGGGTGTAATACACAATGATCAAGGCCAGAAGGCCAAACAATTGAAACAATTGGGTGGTGATATAATGCATGAGATTCGAGATCTTGATATTTTTTGCGTTGCCACTAAGCAACCATACCAAAATCAAGATCTTATCATGAAGAAGGTTGATCCGTATATCATAACTGAGTCTATGAAGTTTCCATTTTCTCAGATTGTTATGTTAACAAATCGTCGAGTCAAGGATGCAAAGACCAAGACTGTTGAGGGTATTGCTTTGAACGTACTGGGGTATAAAACTCGTTTTGCTAAGCCTCGTCAGAAGGTGACGATTGAAGTACCATACGATACGGGCATTGATCCGTACAACGGTTTGTTGGACATAGCGGAGAGCTTGGGGGTAATTTCTAAATCTGGGGCATGGTATTCATATAAAGATGATAAGTTTCAAACCAAATCGGCAGATGAAGAAACCCTAAATAAAATATTACAAGACCTCATCGAATTAGATGATAATGGTGATCATTTTATTGATACATTGAACGAAGAGGAGTCAGATGACTAAAAGCTTAAAAGATGTTATTTTGGAGCGCGACCGTGTATACGCTGATAGTGTTAGAAAAATCTCTCTACTTTTTGTAGAGAGATTGTTTTCTGCAATCGAAGTTGTATTGTTTAATGGGCATGATGTTGATATGATCATGGGAGATATCAACATAGTACCACAAAATTTAAACTATGTCACCCTAGTGATGCTCGTGACAATCAACACAAACACACAGGAACAAAAGAAAACGCGGGTAGCCAACACGCTAGCATTTCCCATCCCTATTGACATTCTAGAAAAAGGAACAGTAACTGATATTATTGAGTATCTAGAAGCTCTTAAAAATGATGTAGAGGCAACGAGTAAGCCCGTACCATCTGAAATGAAAGAAGTGGGGGTACGCCAAAAAATTGTTGATAGGGTCAATTATAGGGATATAGACGGAGAAGAACTTCAGTTGGACGACATACAAAAAGAGTTAATAAAATTCACACAAGTTACCGAAATAAAACATTGAGATTATTATGCAGAAGAAACAGATAGTATTAACAGCCAAAGAAGCTGAAAATTTTTTGAGTTTATTGGATGAATATGAAGACCGTCTTTCTGGGTGGAAAAAAAATGTTTCTTTGGACAATAAAAACATTCAGATGGTTAATATAGAACAAGTCGCTTGGATAGCCTACTATGACGAAATCAAGGTGGAATTGAAACATTATCTTGATGATCTAGATCGAAGATTGAAAAGACAGAAGGCTATAGCTATTAAAGTAATATATGATACCATGCAAAAGTCTATCACTGATCGAATGGTAGACAAATTAGCAGAAGAGAATAAAGATTACGAAAACATATATGCGCTATACTTAGAATTTAAAAATTTGTATGAACGAGCAGACATGATTGTAAATGCTTTTCAACAAAGGGCGTATGCGATAAACAACATCGTAAAAATTCGAGAAAAAGAACTTCAGGGTATTACACTTCATATATGAGTAAGAAAATAGCAACCGTCCGTCTTATAAATGAGGTTCAAGCCGCAATCAACGGAGTATCACCCCGTGAGTGTAAGGAACTGAGTGACGAGTTTTCGTTTTTTGCGAACAATTATTTCTTTAATCCTGAGTTTCAACTAGAACGTTGGGACGGAAAGACCAAATTTTTTACACCCGGTGGTGTTACTTATATTGAAATGCTCCCAGATGTTCTATTTGAACTTAAGGACATGGGGTATTCGATAAAGCTTAAGGACGAAAGAAAACCTTTTGATCTTGTTGTAGAAAAAATAGGAAAAGATTATTTTAGCGAGTATGGTTGGACCATTGCTGACCATCAATTGAAAGCAATTAATGCAGTAACTGAAAATAACCACAAAGGGATAATAAAGGTGGGGACCGGTGGTGGGAAAACTCTTATTACTGCGGTACTGGCCGATTTGTATAGGAATAAAGGTAAAAGAATTATCATAATTGTACCAAACAAAGACTTGATTGAACAAACAAAAGAAGAAATTGAACAATTTGGTATAGAGGTAGGCGCTTATTACCAGAAGGAAAAGAATCTGGGGCCAGCGATTGTTGTTTCTACATGGCAGTCTTTAGGAAGAAATCCACGCATATTGCACGACTTTGACGGTTTCATGGTTGATGAAGCCCATGGTATAAAAGCTAATGTTTTACAGAATCTTCTTTGTGGTGACACTGGAAAAAACATGCCAATACGAATAGGTCTTACTGGAACATTACCAGATCACGATACGGACAAATTGACCGTTTTTTGTGCGTTGGGGCAAGTTGTTTCGGAGGTTCGTTCAGAGCAATTGATTTCAGAAGGATGGCTGGCTAAACTAAATTTGACAATGTTGGGGTTCAAGGAAGATTTCAAGGAAGAGTATGAACAGTTTAAAAATCAGTTCAAAGATGATCCAAAATTGAAAGATGTTGCGTATGCGGAGTTTAAGAGAAAATATCTTTTCCCGGAATACCAGAACGAAAAAAGTTACCTCATACACAACTCGGATCGTATGGAAACTTTGGCATTGATGATTCAAAAGACAACAGAAAAGTATGGCAATTCTTTTGTCTTAGTTAATTCTGTAGATTTTGGTAAAAAACTCTCAAAATTGATTGGTGATAATGCTATATTTATCAGTTCTTCTATTAAAGACAGAAAGCCCATTTACAAAAGTTTCGACGAGAGTAATGGAATAGTCGGTATTGCTACTTTCAATCTCGCTAGTACCGGATTGAATATCCCTAGACTTTTTAACGTGTTTGTTGTTGACGGAGGAAAATCGTCGGTTCGGGTTGTACAGACTATTGGTCGTGGTCTAAGAAAAGCGGTAGACAAAGACCAAGTTAATGTAATTGACGTTTATTCGTCTGTGGTATTTTCTACAAAACACGCCGCAAAACGAAAAAAGATTTATAAAGAAGAGAAATACGCGTTCACGGAATTGAAATCCTTGAAATACGAAGAGAAAACGGACAGAGAAAAGACTGTACAAAATCTTCTCAAGACTATAAAATCTTTAAGATATGATTCAAAATTGGAAAACGAGGTGTTTGATTAATGGTGTTTTTGGATGAGAACAATGTCCCAATATTTCTAGAAAGCATTGATGTCCCGACTGTTTCTGAATATTTCTGGAGCCTTTCTCTCAAAGAGAAGGATTTTATGTTAAATGAAATAATAACACTTGAGGAAATGGAAGTGTCTGCTCTGATGCTGGCTATTATGGGATATGTCATTAAAATTCCAACATCATGGAACATGTTAATCTATTCTCAGGAGACTTTTCAGATAGATGTAATAGAAGTACATGAGTTGACCAAGGGGAATTTCAGTGCGGTCGTATACGACCATCAGAAAGATTATGTCGTTCCCGGTGTGGGCTTGGTAAAGGTGTTGGATTACATCCCAAATAGCAAGATAATGACACCCACTTTGCACAAATCTACAATGCTTTGTCATCCGATAGGACCGAGACATTGGGTGTGTGTTTCACCAACAGATAACTACAATAAATATTTGAAAGGCGCAGTCATAGGAGATTTGTACTAATGTCAACACCAAAAGGAAAAAAATTTACCGTTTCAGAATTTCAAACATGGCTTGATGGTATCATGGAATTTCAAGAATCGGGGTGGTCTCCTTCAGCAGAACAATGGAAAGCCATTTACCAAAAGATACAGAATTTAAAAGAGCCGCCCCAAAGTCCTAGGACTGTAAAAGTTGATGCGTCTTCAATCAGCGAGATAGTAGATGGAATTGCACAGACCATACCAGATATCGGGCACGTTGATTTTGAGCTTATGACAAATGTACTGAATGCTATATTCAGTCAGATACGACAAGGTGCAAACTTTGGACAGATGCCACACTCAACACCAACAAACACGGGTGGTAGTGGTCAGAACATGCCCTTACAAAGACCTCCGCCTGTTCAAGGAGACGATTTGGCTAACATACCCTTGAGCAAACTGAGAGAGCAGCAGGTCCAGTTGACCGGAAAGCCACAAGGGAACTCCAATCTTGTTGTAGATGATGTAAAAGACGAATTCGTTTAAAACAATGTCAGTATATTATGAAAAGCTTGCAAACCGAGATTTGTGGGTTGATGGACAATCCAGCTTGTCGGTTGATGCCATTTGTGACAAAATTTTTTGTGGCGAAAATCTAAGAGATATTCTTTCTAATAATATAATCAGCGGTAGAGACAAGAGAGAAGTAGATAAGTTTCTCAAACTCGTACCTGAGTTCAAGGGTTCGAAAGTTTGTTACAAGGAAAAAACCCATGTGGCTGGGTTCGATACTTCTTTTGACATTGACGAGAAATACAAAAACCTAGGCATTGAAAAAATTTTGGTCAAAAAGATCAAGACCGAGATACACAAAAAGCAACTAAACGACGAAGAGGTACTTCTAAGAATAGAGAGGATACAACACGAGTTGGAATTATATAAGAATCATGGTTTGACTGATGTACTCTCGGCCTGTCTTTATATCGTCGATACCTTTAGAAACAACAACATCGTTTGGGGTCCGGGTCGTGGGAGTGCTTGCTGTTCTTATGTTCTTTACTTGATTGGAATTCACAATATAGATAGTGTAGCCTTCGATTTGCAAATGGACGAATTCCTAAGATG